TACCGCAGAGCTGCCGCCATGACCTTTCTATCGTGATAATGATACTTCCGTACAGCCTTAGTCCGTGTGATGATGTAGCACCGCTGGCAAAGGGTACGGCTGGATGAGAACCATGCAGGGGTGAGATTCCCATGAGCTTTAGCGAAAGCTGTTCGGTTTGCTTCAAAGAAAATAACAGGAGGTTGTTATCTTATGGAAAACACAAAGAATCCTGTCCCTGAAATGATACGGGAATACCAGATAGGAAACACCTGTTATGTGGTAAAATCCCGCTCAAAAGAACAGGCACAGGAAGACGCAGTAACGAAAGTAAAAAGGCTTATCCGTAATGACTTGAAACAATAATTTTGCTATAAAACAGGGCAGACAGAAAACAGAAAATGCGGTACAATAAAGTTGCAAAAGCATTGTCTGTTTGACTGTCGGATAGGAGGTATTTATGTTACAGCAGTCAAACAACACTATCACTTCCATTTATCCGATTGGAAATCAAACAGAGGAATTAACCGCATTATACTGTCGGCTTTCACAAGATGATAAACAGGAGGGTGATTCAAACAGTATTATTAACCAGAAAAAAATCCTGAAGCGTTATGCAATCGAACATGGGTATCAGCCTTATGTGTTTTTTGTAGATGATGGATTTTCTGGTACAAATTTCAACAGACCAGATTTTCAAAGAATGATTGCAGAGGTCGAAGCAGGAAGAATCAAACGCGTTATAGTCAAAGATATGTCAAGACTTGGGCGTGATTATTTGCAGGTGGGAATGTACACAGAAATTATGTTCCCGAACCTGGATGTCCATTTTATTGCTGTCAATGATGGCGTGGATAGCCATGTGGGGGAGAATGAGTTTACCCCATTTCGTAACATAATCAACGAATGGTACGCAAAGGACACCAGCAAAAAAATCCGTGCAGTCAAACGTTCTAAAGGAATGGCAGGCGAGCATATCGGTTCTCACGCTCCTTATGGCTACATGAAGAATCCTGACAATAAAAAGGAATGGCTTATAGATGAAGAAGCCGCCGAAGTGGTTCGGGAAATCTTCCGTTTATGTGTCAATGGTTATGGACCGACACGAATTGCCAATATTCTAACGGAAAGAAAAATTCTTTGCCCTACTTATTATGCGTTAGAGCATGGGGAAAAGCCACGAACCGTTCTTCCACCTGACAAGTATCTGTGGAGCGCAACTGTGGTATCTCACATCTTAGAAAGAATGGATTATTTAGGACATACTGTGAATTTTAAGACCCATGTTAAGTCTTATAAAAATCGCAAAAAAATTGATAACAGTCCTGAACAATGGAGGATTTTTGAGAATACCCATGAAGCAATCATTGACAAGGAAACCTTTGAGATTGTACAGAAAATCCGTTCCGGAAAACGCCGCCCTACCAAAATGGGGGATATGCCTATGTTCTCTGGTTTGCTCTACTGTGCAGATTGCGGAAGCAAAATGACATTTCATAGGCAAATGGCACAGAGCGCAGAGAAACATAATTTTGTATGCAGCAATTACCGGCACAATTCAAAATCATGTACTATGCACTATATTCGTAATGTAGTAGTCGAACAAATTGTGCTGGAAAACCTGAAAGAAGTTATCCGCTATGTATCAGATTATGAAGATGAATTTGTTCAGATGGTCATGGATACGGATATGCGGCAAAGAAATAAAGAACTGTCGCAAAAGAAAAAACGGCTTACAGAAATCCATTCCCGTATTCAAGAGTTGGACAAAATTTTTCAACGGATTTATGAAGACAATATTAGTGGAAAACTTTCAGATGAGCGCTTTATGAAACTTTCAAAAGGATATGAGGAAGAACAGCATACTTTGCAGAAAGAACAGACTTCCTTAGAGAAAGAATTACAGAAAGAAGAAAAACAATCTGTGGATGTAAAGCAATTTCTTTCAGTAGTCCGCAAGTACACTAACCTTACAGAACTAACACCAGAAATTGTACATGAGTTTATCGACAAAATTATTGTCCATGCTCCTGATAAGAGCAGCGGTAAACGCTTACAGGAAATTGAAATTATCTATAACCATATCGGAGTATTCGACCACTCAAAGGTCACTTTGTGGAAAGGGAAAGCGGTATAGTACGCAACATACTATACCGCAAAACCTAAATCTTAAAAACATCCTTACCAAACCCTCACATTTACTGGGTTTGCGGGCATTCTTAACGACATAGAAAAAAATAAATTTTCAAAGAATCCGACTCTTTATCATAAATGATCTTATCAACGATCTGTTTCAGAGCTTCGTTCTTCTGAACGTATGTATAACTATCTGAAATAAGAATATCATAGACGCTTCTGACTTTCAATAGCATATCGCCGGTCGGATCCTGATCCGGTTCCGGATTTTGTCCTTCCAGTTCTTTTAATTGTTCTTCCAAATTATCCCGTTCTTTTTGAAGAATTGCTTTATTGCTTTTATATTCCTCCAGAGTGTCGATTCCTTCCCTGTAGGAAGCCTTTATTCGTTCCTCTTTGCTTGTTAAACTGTTTAAGCGATCTCTTATAATACTTCGTTCGTCAACGGCTTCTGTGGGCTGATAATCGTGTAATTCATAGGAAATATTTCCGGTATCAAGGATCTCTTTGATACTGGCTAAAACTTCCGGTTCCAGCACCAATGAACTCACACCGTGAGCTTTATCACATTGTCCGTGAGCATATCCGTAGCAAGAGAAGTAGGCGTACTTTTCGCCATTGACTCTTTTTTGAGTGCAGGCAGATAATGTCTTTCCGCAAGCAGGGCATTTCATAAGTCCGGAAAGCCAGTGCTTATATGTAGAGGATGGGCGTTCACGTCGGCGGGATGGTCGGCGGGTTGCTTTCAGCCGTTCCTGTGTGGCATCAAATAATTCCTGTGAAATGATAGCGGGGTGCTGCCCCTGGCTTACAATCCATTCATCCTTATTTTTAACACTGTGTGTTGCGTTTTCCGTCTTATTCCAGTGGATCATTCCACAATAGGTGGGATTCTTCAGCATGTATTCGACCGTGCGTCGTTCGAAGAGATTTCCACGAATTGTCCGGAATCCCAAGCTGTTCAGATACCGGGCAATGTCAAATACACTTAATTTTTCATTTACATACATGTTAAATACGTGCCGGACGATATCTGCTTTTTCTGGATCAATAACAAGTGTCTTATCAATCGTCTTATAACCAAATGGTGCAGCTCCCTGAAAAGCTCCACGAGCTGCATTTTCTTTCATGCCGCGGAGAACTTCGCCGGATAACCGGATAGAGTAGTATTCGTCCATCCATTCGATGATACGCTCGATCAGGCTGCCAAAGGGATCATCGGAGAGTGGTTCAGATACACTCACGACATCTACATTGTGCTGCTTTTTTAATAGAGATTTATAAACGATAGATTCTTCCTGATTCCTGGCGAACCTGGAAAACTTCCATACCAGGATCTGATCAACCGGATGATCATCACCTTTGGCCAGTCCGATCATCTCCTGGAAGCCGGGACGCTTATTGGCTTTTCTTCCGGAGATACCTAGGTCCGTGAAGATCTTCAGGATTACAACATTGTTCTTGGTTGCATAGTCCCGGAGGAGATGCTCCTGGGAGTCCGGAGAGATCTCTTCCTGATCGTGTGTGGATACACGGATGTAGCCGTATGCATATTTTACGCTCATTGTATCACCTTCCTGTAATTATATGTGCGACGTCGCACAAAAATGGGTACAAAAATAACACCTATACGGTGCCGGATTTTTGTGATACAATAATCTTTGTGAGGAGAGTACTGTATCGAGCGAATCCTTCGCCGTATATATTACTCGGGATTTTCCCTGGTGTTTGATAGGCACCGGGGAATTTTTATTATTATCTATATTGTTTATTTAATTTAAGCATAACCTTTCCACCAGATATGCCGTCGTAGACAAACCAATCTTTCTGGCTGTTAGTTTTACTGGCTGGTGCAACGCCAACAAGGGCATTATAGCGAGTATAGAGACCTCCATAAAAGTTCTGTGAACTTGATTCTATAGAAGAATCTTGCATTTGCGCATATAAATTCAATTGCCTTACAAGAGTATCTGCAAAATCAAGAGCAAGAGATGGATCGGTAGAATCATCAACAACTGCAGTTATAGTTATTGTATCATCTTTTACTCCGATATAATAATCGTGAACATAGGTGTAATCTGGATCAAGCGGTAAGTTCGCTTTTAAATCAGATATACATTTGTCCATATCTAACGAAGATGCCGTCTGTGTATCTGATGAGGAAGAAGTGGAATTGTTTTCTTGATCAGATGCTTCACCTGTGGATGAATTCACTTTATCTGAAGAATCTTCAGTGGTAGCCTCATCAGCTTTTTTATCAAATTTTACTGTTTCTTCTTTTTTCGTATCAGATTTAGAACTTGTAGAATCTGATACGCCACAAGCAGAAAGTGAAAATGCCATTGTGCTTGCAAGCAATACTGCTACAATTTTCTTTTTCATAAGTTTTCCTTTCATTTTATTTGTTTCAAATGTTTTTTCCAGAGTTTATTTATTCAATCAGATATCTCCGCCATACAAATACTTTCGTATCAAGAGGGCAGTGTATTTATGGTTAGAGATACTGGATGAATCAAGTTATATATTATATTTTCTTAAATATCATCAAGTTGGGGATAAAATAAATTGTGTAGTTATCTACAGTTTTGTATTCCCCGTATTTATCCTGGTAACAGTTAATGCAGTTTTCCAGATATTCTTCTGTAACATCCAGATACTCTGCAATTTCATATTTATCTTTACAACCGTGTTCATAGGCCCTAATCAGACCGAGTAGTCCGATGCTACGGTTATATCCCCAGAGCCTTGCCTGTCGTTCCTGTTTCCGGTTGCCAGTATATTCCATATCGATAATATTACCGACGGAAGTATAGTGGTGACCTAGTTCTTCGGTTAATACGCAAGCCTTTTCGATAGTTGTATCTATATTTTTACGTATAGCAATTCGATTTCCGTTGATTCGGCCATCACTAGAGTGCAATGGCATCTCCTTTACGATTAATCCCTCCGCATGGGCGGTGTCTAAAAGTTCTTCATATGGATTCATTGTGCAACACCTCCAATACCTCTATATTACGCAATGTGTCCTATGAAAATTTATTTCCAATTTGCATCATTGTTCATGATGTTGTCATCATGCTGTCTCATTTCATCAGTCACATCTATATCTGTACGTTCATGAGCCGCTTTAGTTTCAGGGTAGGAACTCATTTCAACAACATTATCAATTGATTCTTTTAAAGATATAGATCGCTCATATTCTTTTTCAAGAGTAAAATCAACCATTTCTCTGCCATGTTCATCAAGTTCACGGTATTTTTCTAATATTGTTTTTTCCTCTATGTTTACAACTACATTTGTAATCTTTTCAACTTCATCTTGATACAAGTAATTAGCATCAACATCTAATATATCTAATATTTTAGCAACAGTAGCAATAGAAGGTTCTCTATTTCCGCTTTCATATCCAGACAATGTAGATTTTGCAATACCGAGTTTTTCAGATAATTGCTCCTGAGTCAGTCCAGCGTTTGTTCGACTTTCTTTTAATCTATCATTAAATGCCATAGTGCCACCTCCTTCTTGATGTTTATTATAAACGCAAAATACGGATTAATCAATATAAAAGTATGCAAAATGAAGAAAAAATATATTGACATGTACTCGAAACGAGAATATAATAACAACAAGAAACGCAATATGCGTACTGAAAGGAGATGAGAAAATGCAAATTGCGGAATGTAATGCACCAGTAGCAAAGAATATTGCAGGAGTTATCGAAAATAAGGGATTAAAGCAAGTTTATATTGCTGAAAAGGCGGGATATAGTCCGCAAGAACTTAATGACATGCTCAACGGAAGAAGACTTATTAAAGCAAATGATATAGCTCGCATTTCGTTAGTATTGGGAGTTGATGTTAATTGTTTATATGGAATTGAGAAAGAGGGAAAACAATAAGATGGGAAAGAAGAAAGATAAATCCTTGTATGATGAAATGGTAGAAGAATTATCAACTTTCGTAATTCGTACAGCAGGTAAAGACAATCCGATGCCGGCAGAATTAAATGCAATGGTTGAGATTACAAAGATTTTATTTAGAACAATTTAAAAAGGCTCAGGAAAATCCCGAGCCTAATCAATTAATGATTGGTGTGTTTGTGATTTGCCAATGTAGTTCCAGCTTTAGATTTAGCAGAGGAAGATTTACTTGTAGAGAGTGTATGTCCAGCTTTGCTAACTTTAGCGGAAGGTTTGCAAGAACTTCTTTTTGCCATAATATCACCTGCCTTTTATTGAAATTTCGAAGCTTCTAATAAAAGGTTAATACGAATATCGTGATATGTCAATATAAAAAACACTATATAATGTATAAAACATGTGTTTGCATACGAGATATAGTGTCACAACCTACATAGTATATCACTTGGTAAAAAATAAAACAAGAAGAAGTATTAGAGTTAAGAGAAACTTAATAATTAAAGGTTCAGAGAAGTGAGGTGAAGGAAGCGTGCAATTAGCAACAACAATAATTTCAACAATATCGGCAGTTTGCAACATTTACCTAATTTTCTATATTAGGAAAATGAACTAAAAAAGATTGATGCTTCGAGAAATGATGAATTCGTTCTTGCGCGGTTATATCAATTTTCAAGGAAGTATGTGGTAAATCAAAATAATATCCGAATTCTTCAGATGTATGAGGATAAAGTACAACTTTACCCAACAATGGTTCTGAATATTTGTAATCCGGAATAATATCCGGCAATTCAAGTCGGAATGGACCTGCCTCAGAATATGTTTGCTGAGGTTCATAGCTTGTTAACGGATGCAATACGGTCCCATCTGGAGAAAAGAACTGAATATCCGTGATAGTAACAGATACAGCAGAAACATTATGAATTGTAAACCAATGAATTGGTGGATCTGGTTCTTCGAAATATAAAACATCCGCATGGATTTTAATTTTTCGTCTATTGCATTTTCGCGTGTAGTAAATACTATACGCAGAAAGCAAGAGAGCCAAAAGCGCTATTGCAAAATTCAATTCATCGAGGGACAGACTTTTAAAAATGTTAACTATAGAAGCCATAAAAATACTCCTTTCTTTGAAAACTTGGGTACTGGTATATCGTGTAAGAAAAGTATAAGAGAAAAAAGGGAGAAAGACAATGCCAGGATATAATTTTAATCATTTTACAGGAAAGACAAGAGGTAAGATTTCGAGAAAGAAAAAGATTCAAGTGAGGTAAGTACAAGAGTGAAAAAAATTATATTTGTATTATTTGCGTGCTTAATCCTCTTAACAGGGTGTAGTCAGAAAATAACAGAAGGAGAGATATATGAAAAAGAATTTCTTCCAGAAGAAACAAGAACAATTATAATACCGATGATTCATACGAATGGGAAATCATTATACACGACATATGTGCCGGTAACACATCATTATCCAGATAGATGGCGCATTTCTATTAAATCGATAGAGAAAAATGACGATGGCGATTATGATACAGCCGACTACTATACGACGGAAGAAGTATATAACAGCTGTGAAGTTGGAGATATGTTTTCCTACGATGAAAATAGGGACTGTGAAGAGGAACCGGTTGAGAAGAGTAAGTAATGCAGGAGGTGCAGAGTGCAAGGATATTACGATTCAGAACATAGCGGAAAAGGACTGGAAACGCCAACAGGACAATTAAATATTAACGTTAAAAATCTACCAGAGTTTAAAGAATTGGTAGAACAGGCAAAGTATCAAGCCGACCAATTGCAACAAACAATTAATCAGCTTAGTTACTTTGAATTGAAAATCGATTTTAGCTGTGGTGAAGAAGTTACTTCGGAGTAATAGAAGATACACTCTTGGTGACTCATTTGATAGGAAAATATACCAGAGAACCGCAACAAGTACAAACCATTCCACATAACCTATAAAGAGGTGATGCAGTTTGAAACATATAAACATCGTGATCATCGATGGAGTAGAGAGAGACATGGCTACATTATCTGCAGAGGAACGAGAAAAAATCGTGAATGAGCTGAATTGTGTAGCTGTTGGATATCTGGGATACCAGAAAGAGAAAACCGCTTAGGCGGTAGAGGGAGGAGGACAAGCATGAAAAGAAGAGGGCCAAGAAACAGAAGGAAGAAAATTATCAGAGTGCTGCTGTTTGAAATAGGTCTTGCACTATTGTTCACTGCAATACTTCTGGCAATACTGATGATTTATTGCCGGATGGCAGGACCGCTATTAGTTGTGTGGAGGTAAGAAAAATGCATGAGATACCAAAGATTCTGACAGAGGAAGAATTCGCCAAGCGACTGCAGCTGGCCAAAGAAACTCTGAACGAATATAACTGCAAAAATGACATCGAAAAAGGCTTGATCGTAATATCCGGATGGGTAAGTGCCGATGGTCAACCGGTATACACACCGGCGCAGCTTAAGAGACTGTTTGATCTAGTTTACATAGGAGGTGATACCGATGGGACAGAGAATGTGGCAGACACCATCCGCTGAGCAAGAGTGCAGGAACTGCGCCTACATGAGAGATCTGGGTGACGGAGAGTACATATGTGGGAAAGACCCATCCATAACGGTCATGGAAGAGTACCAGGAATCAGAAGACTACAGATCCTGCGGATGCCCGGAATGGAGATGGGGATAGTGAAAAAAGAAGATAAAAAAATAACGCACATCATCCGCTAAATGATGCACGTTAGACTTAATTGCTCATCAAATATTAAATCCAATAATATCTTAACACTGATGGGCGATTAAGTCAAGAAATACGGGCTGAATCGCCCGTTTTAAAACTTGATAAAGATATTAAATTCAGGATTATAACATGATAAAAAGAAAGACATATAGCTTTCAAGGTGGAGATATTCTGGACATAGAGGAGTATCACGATGGAAGGTATGGAGCGCCAGGCTTAAAGAGGATGAAAAGAAGAAAAGCCACAAAAGAAGATATGCTCCGAGTGAACAAATGGAACAAAGAGAAAAGATGCAGACAAAGGTTGCTGCAGTATTTTAAAGAAACAGATCTGTTCCTAACATGGACCTACAGCATAGAAGAACGACCTCCCGATATGCAGGCAGCCTTGAAAGATTTTAGACGGTCGATAGCAAAAGTCCGAAGGGCATACAGAAAAAGAGGATACGAATTATTTTGGATCCGCAATATAGAACAGGGAACCAAAGGAGCATGGCATATACATCTGATAGTAAATGAAATCGGAGATTCGGCCAGCATCGTCCAGAAAGCCTGGGACCATGGAGGCACATGGATTACAGAAATCAAGAGAAGCAAATTTTATGACGAGGATTTCATGAAACTCGCCTGCTATATGACCAAGGACAAGAACACAACCGAACGGAAAAAAGATGGAACAGAAGGAAAACCAAGAATAAAAGAATCTAGCTATAACACATCCAAGAATATGCCTCTGCCAGATCCACATGAGGACAAGCTCCGGAGATGGAAAAAAGAGGTGAAGCCGAAGAAAGGTTACTACATAGCGCGTATCTGGGAAGGGATAAATCCGAAAACCGGATATAAGTATCGGAGATGTACGATGATTCGATTGAACAGGAGGATTTAAAATGCTGATTTTAAACGGAGCAAGCGAGCAGAAACTAAAAGAATTAGTTGCGGTATCAGTCGAGCTGAACAAAGTACTGCATGAGCACCACATAGACACACCTAAACTTGCAGTGGATAATGCAAATGTGTTAAAAGATGCGCTCGATGAAGTGATGGCCAGGAGACGGGAACAGATCGACGAAATTCTCAAAACAGAGAATAGTACCAAACAGGAACACCAAAGGGGCACAGAAAAATCATGTTTAGAGTAGATATCTACACGACTGTAAAATCCAGTTCCAACAGTAAAACACTGGGAAAATACGGATTCATATGCACGTGCGTAAAGAAGTCCGGAGAGATTGGAAAAATCCAAGATACCGGTCAGATAAAAGGCACACGACACGAAACAGAAGTAAAGGCGATCACAGAAGCATTGAGCCGCCTGAACCAGTCATGCGAGGTCCATATCCACTGCGAGGACACATTTGTAGTGAACATGATCGACTATCACATACATGAGTGGGCCGGGAATGACTTCCGAAAAACCAATGGAACACCGATCGCCAACGCAGAAGGATGGCAGAAGCTCTGGAAGAAGATGCAGGGGCATCTGATCCGAATGGAAAAGGGACGACATGCATACAGCGACGAAATTAGAAAAATAATGGAGGATACATAGATGTTTGATAAATTTGGAGAATTTGACTCTGCTGAGGAAATCAACAGAGCGGCAGCAGCACAGTTAAAAGAAGGAGATTTGGACGCTATCAAGACAATAGCAGAAGAAAATGGCTTAGATCCGGAGGATGCAGAGGTTTTTTGCACCGGTGCAATAGATTCTCTGACTACGCCACTACTGGCCGCAATGGGAAAGCTGGAAATGGAATCGAAAGATTTAGGACTCAAAAACATGATGGAAGACTGGAAAAACTTCCTGATCCAGATGTGTGAAGAAGATGACCAGATGGCGCAAGCTGTACGTAAGAAAGGAAAAAGTCTTGAAAAATGTATGGCACAGATATTAAAAGTATCGTTTGAAACGAAAGCGCAACTGGATGATAGAATCGTATGGGCAGCAGGCTTAAAACCACCTATCTATCTTGGAATTCCTGGAAAAGCACAGATTAGAAAAATTGCAGAAAAATATTATAAGGGTGAAGAAAAATGAGAACATACAAAGGATTCACGGAAGATCTGAAAGCAACCTACGGGAACGGAATCTTCCAATACGAGCCTAGAAAAACATACAGGGAAGAGAAAAGTAAAACCAGAAGTACAGGCTTCCATGCTGCAGAATATCTCCCAGACTGCATGATGTGGTACGGGCTGAACGATAAAAGCCGGTTCTTCTTGTGCGAATCAGGAGGAAGTATCGATGAAGAGGACGGCTGCTCCATGGTAGTATCCACGGAATTGACACTGATCAAAGAACTGAATCTGTTGGATATCGCCGGCCACACCATGATGTACATGGTCGAGCACCCGCAAAGAAAATGGATCAGTATGGTGGGTGGAGTAATGATCACGAGCGATGCTGCATATACAAAAACCGGTACACTGCTTGCAATAGCAAGAGGAGAAAGACCAATCGTATACGGGATTGAGGGAACGGCGGTCGGATGGGTCCTTGAGAGTGAAGGAAACATTATAGCGGCCAAGGTTGGCGTAGTAGGGCAGAGCGGAATCAAACCGGGAGTAAAATATACGATCACAGCCAACCGGGAACTCGTGGAGGTGCAAGATGAAACGGAAAGCAATTGAGAAGATAGAACCAGCAAAGACCAGGAAAAAAGGACATATCGCGACAGTCCAGACATTAGATGATATTGCAATCATTAATGTATTCAACGACAAGGTTCTGGCCGTAAGATACTGCATCAACTGCAAAACAGGAGAACACGAATATTGGATCGAAAAGAATGGCTGGAAGAAAGGAAAACTCATAACAGCAATAGAAGGAAACTGGTACGAATGGGTATGGATGAAACATGCTTATAAGTATCCAAAGATTGATTCAGAGGAAGATAGAAAGAGACTCTTGGATATAACACAGGATAAATATTGCACAAACGATGTATGGAGCCGGATAGATCACATGGAATATAGTTACGATTATGATGTCAGACAGACCGCAGAGCATAACAGAAAAGTGAAGATAAATAATTTCATGAGCAAAGCTCCTACACTTCCCAAAGATGCAGATGAATGGTTCTTTGAAAAAACAGCTGGCGAGGATTATATGTTTAAAGAAGAAGGAACAGAGAACTTCAGCTGCACAAATTGCGGAGAATCATTTGACAGATCTGAGTTGACGCCGATACATCAGGGCAAAAAGAAAGCGACTCACAATGACATGGTGCGATGCCCGTCTTGCGGGAAACTCGTTCAGGTAAAAACAAGAACAGATCATATCACAGCCCCCCATGAGAGCTTATATAAACTTGATAAGATCGACGAAACAGCAAGTGTATTAAGAATCTTCCGTGTAGATATCGAATGGGATTCCGGAAGGCATAGGATAGAAATTGATGAAGAAATACGCATTGTGATATACAAACAGGACATTTTTAAGAGTAATAGATATAATTACAAGATTTTTTACAATATCCCACGGGAAGGATGGCACAAAAGCAACAATCTGAACTACCGGGCAAGAGACGGCTATATGTATCCGGGGGATTACAGTGAAGCGCTGAAAAACACAGTGTACAAGGATGCCATCAGGATCATAGAATTCCTGGCAGCAGCCGGTTGGAAATTAAACTACAACCGTCTGCTATCCGGAGTATATCAGGTAAAAGGTTACGCAGAAAAGATAGAATATATGGCCAAAGGACGATTCCGGAATCTACTGAGAGAAACTGTTGCATGCACGGAATATCCGGGATGGAACATGGCATACTACGGACCATTAGACATAAGGGCAAAGAGCATAAACAAAATGTTCTACATCAACGACCGACAGAAAATTAACCGGATCCGTGATGAAAATGGCGGAAATGAAATGGTCAGATGGATGCAATATTCAGACGAGACAGGAGAAAAGATACCGACAGAAACCCTTAGATGGCTGCTGAGATGCGGACTTGGACCGGAAAATATTAGATATCATGCCGGAAAGTATCTGAGCACTACACAGCTGATGAATTACATCCGCCGGCAGCAGAAAGAACAGTATCCGGGATTCACGGAAGAAGCTGTCCTGGAGCAGTACAATGACTATCTGAGCATGTGTAAAGCATGCAACAAGAATATGAAGGACGAGCTTACATATCGACCGAGAGAACTGAAAAGACGACATGATGAAATCGTGATCGATAAACAACAGATGGATATTCTGAAAGAAATGATGGCAAGCCAGGCAGAAAGAGAACAATATGCTCAGGAAATGCGGGAGAAATACCCGACAGCAGAGCAGACCTTACACGAGATTAAAGATCGATATGAGTACGAAAACGAAGAGTACAAGATCATCGTACCGGAATCACTGGTAGATATCGTAAAAGAAGGACGTGCCCTGCATCATTGCGCCGGCAGCAGTGAGCGGTATTTTGACAGGATCGAGACAAGAGAGACCTATATCTGCTTCTTAAGAAGAAAAGAACAGGAAGGCGTGCCGTTCTACACGATTGAGGTTGAGCCATCCGGAACGATCAGACAGCACAGGAGCTACATGGATGAAGAACCGGGAATTGAACAGATCAGAGATTTTCTGAAGGAATGGCAGAGAGTTCTGAAGAAACGTCTGACCAAAGCAGACAAGGAGCTGGCCAAGATCAGCAAAGAGAAGAGAAATGCAAATATAGAAGATCTGAAAGCAAAGAATAATACAAGAGTCCTGCAGGGACTGGCAGAAGACTTCATGGACGCAGAAGAGATCGAAGAATTATTAGAAAAGGCGGTATAAGATGGACGAGCTTATAAATTACAACGGGTATGAAGAGTTTAAACAGGCAGTAAACAGAGTATTAAACAGAACGGTAGAGGACTTTGTCCTCACCGGCTACCTGTTGAAACAGGCAAGGGATACAGATATTCTGCAAGGTTCCGGATATGCAGATGAAAAAGAATTTGCCTGGAACGAATACAAACTGGATGCCTCTCAGGTATCGAGATATATAAAAATCAACGACAAATTTTCTGAAGGTGGCTATTCCCCGAAACTGCAGGATCAGTACCAGGGGTTCGGCTATGCGAAACTTGCATTAATGTTAACACTTCCGGAAGAAGTGGTAGAAGAATTGACACCGGCATACAGCAAAACAGAAATTCAGGCTGTAAAAGAAGAAATCGAAGAAGAAGAGAAGATCACGGATATCGAAGTAATCCTGGAGGGGCAGAAGGAAGAACAGAAAGACCTCGGCAACCTGGAGAAAGCATTGCACCAGATATTCCATGATGAACCGGAATTATATAAAACCATGCACGAAATAGTACGGACAACCTGCGGGATCAAATATCTGCAGGAAGTGCTTGCACCGGATGGAGATAAGATATACAGCACCCGTATCCAGGGAATTGGCCGGATCATGCTCTATATGCACGAATCCAAAGATATTACATTACACATGGTCCGGTCGGGAGATAAAGAGTTCTATTCCTGGGACGATGCATTGAGCTACTGCACTATGATCACAGACGGCGAAGATGCGGAAAAGACCTGGGAAGAGGTGTATGGAGAAGAAATCCCGAAAAAAGAAAAAATTGCACCGGTGCAACCGAAAAAGAGAAAAGAATCCAAAGTGGTAAAAGCGAAGAAACCAGAACGGAAACCTATAAAAACGGAACGCCCAGCACCAAAAACGGAACGATCGGAAACAAAACCGGCAGAACCACAAACAAAACAGCCGGATCCACCGACAAAAAGTGAGGAAATACTTACAAAAGATGAAGAAAAATCAACCGAAACACCTGACACCGCTACAGTACCTGCAGAAGCAGAAGAAAAAGAACCGGAAAAGACAGAAGAAACTCCGGAAGTAAAACCCGAGTTTCAACAGGAAAATACTGATGAAACTCAGATTCCGGGACAGACAGAATTAGTCAAAGATTTTCCACAATATTGCCCGCCGGATATGAATGCTCCGGAACAACAGGACCAATCAGAAGAAGTAAAGCCGGCATATGCTACAAGAAGATTATATCTTTCATCGATCGATGCCGATACGGCAGCAGAATACATGGGAAAAGCCATGGAAAAGGCAATCCGTAATATGCCGGGAGTAAGTTTTGGAGTCTTGACGAAGGAATCATTCTGGAAAGAATTCTTCGAAACCGAGGTTGATCGGAATGGAGCTGAGATCGAATGTGCGAATTAATGTTTCCGAAGCCAACCAGGAAGAAAAAAAGAAAACACCACCCAGCTCCGATCGTGGACACAGTAAAAGGTGAATGCTTCCTGTGCCGACTGGAAGGCATCCGCCGGCAGCAGTACACGGAAGAACATCATGTGTTTTATGGTGGCGGACTGAGAAAAGTCAGTGAGGAGAACGGCTTTAAAGTCTATCTGTGTAGAGATCACCACAAAGACGGACCAAGAGCCGCACATAATTGCAGAGAGACGCGTGAATTATTATGCCGGATATTTCAGAGAAAGTACGAAGAAACCCATACGAGAGAAGAATTCCGAGCATTAGGTATAAAGAATTATTTGGAGGATGAGGATGGCGACGGAGTTGTAAATCCGGCGATTGTAAAAATTAAAGTAGAAGGAGACGGAAATGAGGTTAATTGATGCTGATGCAGAGATAAAGAAAATTGAAGAAGAAATAAAACGCTCATACAAAGCCATTGACCGCTGGAGATCAGGAGGAATGCCTGGCAGCAGTCTATATGACATAGACGAAAAGGTACGAAGAATTAAGAGAAACATAGAAAATTGCAGAATAGAAATCAAAATACTGAAAAGCTACACTACAGCATACAATCCGGAAGCAATTGTAAAGAAATTGGAAGACAAGATAGAATATGCCGGAAGATTAATGGTAGAAAAACCGAAGGATAAGCTTGATGAAATTGCCAATAATACAGCAGAAGATTACATACAGGCATATACAGAAGCAATTGAACTGGTGAAAGGCGGTGGAAACATTGAACAGCCAGGAATATGACCAGATAGAAGAAGCGGCCAACAGACTGCAGCATGAAGCAAGTGTCAAATGCAGCAGAGAACTTGAAAAAGCTCAGAAGTATAAAGAAGGTTACACACAGGGAGTAGAAGATCTGCTGAGATGCATAAGAAGAGGTGAATGACATGGAGATAAAAGAAAAATTAAAACACTGGTTCATAATGGTAAGCACAAACCGGTGCCTGGGATGCTGCTTATTCTGCGAATGGTGGGATATGTGTAAATGGGAAACAGAAGAGAGGAGAAAGAAAAAATGATATTTTTAGGAACACCTGGAATGAAAGAATTCTTAAAACGAAAACATCCGGAGATCTTGGAGGAACACCCAAAAGACTGGCATGAGGTGATTACAAAAGAAACATGGGACGAGTACGACGAATGGAAAAAGACCGAAGAAGGAAAAAGGGTAATAGGTAAATTGTAATGACAAGAAAAGATATTCTTAAAAAATACGGATTCAGCTGGATGAGCAACGTCAACCTGAAGGAAGAACTTTCGGAACAGGCGGCAGCAGAATTCGAAGATCTGATAAGAACCCTGGCCGAACATAACCGTGGACCAGCACCACCAGAAACAGGCCGGAAGAAACGGATGTACAACCAATTCTTGAAAAGAGCAGGCAGATGACACGAAACATGATCATCGTGATATGGCTAACAGCATTCCTGCATCCTGTGATTTTTCCGTGTGTTTTACACACAGCAAAGGAGATAGAAAAATGGTGGGACAAGAAGAGAGTGCTGTGGCACGTAGAGCAGCTCCGGAAGATAGAAGAAAAATATAAAGAATAGCACCAACCGGGTATTGTATCACACGCAACCGGACGATATAGAATTCCAGCCGGCAGCAGAATGCACCGTGCATAAAGAAGGGAGGAAAAGGAAGCAGACATTATGGTAGGAAAGGTGAATAAAACACCGGAGAAATAAACATGTGCGACATCGCACAGACGAATGAAGAAAAGGGTGAGTGAAAGTAACATAAAAACAAGCAGTAGATCCGTCCTGCCAGACACATATCTACTGCTCATCACTTATACCTAAGGACATTATAACATAGATGCCTCTTAGGTTTCAAGGAGGGTTACTATGTATAATACCAACATTAAAGCGGAAGTTATTAATAATGTCATTTTCCGGATGTCTCAGTATGTAGACAGAACAACTCTGGACATCCTGCAGAAGATACTGGAAGAGCAACTGGTTGCGGTAAACATGGAAGAGATTACCACACTCCCAGCGGAGTTAAAAGTATCTTACGAAGAGCAGAACCGGTACTACATCGGTCTTATGATGATCAAAAAGAAAAATCTCCGGCAGGTAACAAAGAACCAGTACAGAGATGCTGCTACGAGATTAGCAACAGCACTGAATAAACCATTGAATAAAATTGATGAGATTGACATCGATTATTATTTGCACTGGTATGCTGAGAGATCTGGAAAGAAAGGCAATAAGAATACAGCAGCAACCGTAAATAATGAGAGACGCTACCTGTCTGCCTTCTTCACGTGGATGCGGAAAGAACACTTTATAACTTTCAACCCAGTGGAGAATACGGAAGCACTGAAAGAAGTGAGAAAGCCGATCGACTACTTCCGGCCAGCAGAGATGGAAGAGTTAAGGGAAGGCTGTGAATCCAAACGCGACCGTGCCATTATTGAAGTGTTCCGCAGTACCGGAGCAAGAATCGGAGAGATTGCGCCACTGAACCGGGAAGACGTTGACTGGAGCACAGGGGATATCATGATCCTGAGTGAAAAGAGCGAACGCTATAGAGTGATCTATCTGGATGAGGTGGCAAGGTTCCATCTAAAGAGATACCTCGACACCCGTACAGATGATAATCCGGCACTGTTCGTTGCTCAGAGGAAACCTTTTGCGAGACTTTCCGTCAATGGATTAAGGGACGTTATCAAGCGGATTGGAAAGAGAGAAGGTATGTCATGCAGGGTATATCCGCACAAGATGCGTAAAACGCTCGGCATGAATCTCAAGAACCGTGGAGCAGATATTGGTATTATACAAGAAATCATGGGACATGCAAGTCCAGAAGTAACAGCAAGATACTATGCAGAATCCACACCAGAAACCTTACGAAGCGTCAGAATCAGGACGTCGGCGTAAAGGAGATAATATGAATCACGAAGGGTATAAGGACACAACAGCAGAAAAGGCAATAGCAAGATATAACAGGATGCCGTATCATATGCGGAGAGCGTTAAAAGATCTGCAGGATATAGCCAGTCTGTTCGGATTCGAAATCCTGATCGTTCGCGACAGACGAACAGGAAGGAGATATAAAGTTGAAGATCAGACCGATTAACGAAGATAAATATGGCATTAACAAATATCAGTTTCTTGAAGTAAAATATCACTGTTTACAATATCCAGAATGGAGAAGGGAACTCGCAGAACTTACAAATACTATAAAAGCCATGCAATATGGCCAGGAAGGAAAAGGCAGTCCGAGCCAGGCGTCCGCTACAGAGCGCCTGGCTATCAGGCGTGTAGAACTGGAAGAAAAGTGCAAGCGAATCGAACAGACAGCAATTGAAGCAGATCCGGAGATCTATCAGTGGCTGCTGGAAGGTGTAACTACAGAATATGCTACATACAGATACTTGAGGGATGCAAAAGGGATGCCGTGCGGAAAGAAAATGTACTACGACAGAAGACGGAAGTTCTATTACCTCCTGTCAACAAAATTTAAAAAGAGGGGGACTCAGGATACATAAAAGTGTGTTATTATGATATTGTCCGAAAATTGAAAAGGACATACTCACCCTGAAGGTGGCAGCAGATGGTGTTGCCACCTTTTTACGTGAAAATAAAAGATAAAACGAGATTGTTGAAAGATAAAAATTAAAAACGAAATGAATGAGGGGTGGTGAGGCGTGGCAAGAGCACCCGATCAGAGGGCTATTGAAGCGAAAGAATTATATAACAAAGGGCTGAAATTAATTGAGATTGCTAAGGAGCTGGATGTTCCGGTTGGGACAGTCCGGAGCTGGAAGAACAGACAGTGCTGGGATAATGCAACGTTGCAAAAGAAAAAACGCAACGTTGCGAAAAAAAGAGGCGGTCAGCCAGGGAACAAAAATGCCAAAGGGCATGGCGGGACAGGGCCGCCGGGAAACAAGAATGCAGTTAAGACAGGAGAGTTCGAAACTCTCTTTTTTGATGCCCTGAATCCGGAAGAACTGCGGCTGGCTGAGACGATTGGACTCGACAAAGAGCAGCTGCTCCTACAGGAAATACAGCTACTTACGGTTCGTGAATACCGCATGTTGCACCGAATAGAAGCATTGAAAAATGCTGAAACACAGCAAAACGAGGATGAGAAGCCGCCACCGGGAATGACGGTAGTAAAATACACCGATGGACTGGAAAAAGGAGACTGTACAGAACTAAAAGAATATGCCGGAATACTTGGCCAGATCCAGCAGATAGAAGATGCACTCACGAGGGTACAGGCCAAGAAACAGAAGGCAATCGAAGCTATCCATAAGTTTGGCTACGATGATGCCAAGTTAGAACTTGCTACGATGCAGTTAGAACTCCAGATCATGAAACAGGATGGAGGATCGCATGAAACAGCGGACGACGGATTCATGGATGCCATGAACGCTACAGCTTCAGAAGTTTGGGGTGATCAGGATGTATGAAAAGATCACAAATCTGAAGAAAAAGCTCCAGGCTATGAAGAAAAGCCGTCTGCAGACAGTATATAATCAGATATTCAAATTCAAACCGTTCTCAAAAAAGCAGAAACAGGTACTGACATGGTGGTGTGCGACGTCGCCCGTAAAAGATTACGATGGGATTATAGCAGATGGAGCTATCCGATCGGGAAAGACAGTGTGCATGTCGCTATCCTACGTGATGTGGGCGATGGAAACGTTCAACGGACAGAATTTCGCCATGTGCGGGAAAACCATCGGATCATTTCGAAGGAACGTACTGTTTTGGCTAAAACTCATGCTAAAGGCAAGAGGCTACGGTGTGGTAGACCACAGAGCCGACAACCTGATAGTGATCACAAGAGGAAAAACGACTAATAACTTCTACATATTCGGTGGAAGGGACGAAAGCTCCCAGGACCTGATACAGGGAATCACACTGGCAGGAGTCTTCTTTGATGAAGTGGCGCTTATGCCGGAAAGTTTCGTGAATCAGGCTACCGGCCGATGTTCGGTAGATGGATCGAAGTTCTGGTTTAACTGCAACCCTTCCGGACCTTACCATTGGTTTAAAGTCAATTGGATAGACCGAGCTGTTGGATACATTGGAAAAGAAAGGGCAGCAGAGTTAAGGGCGAAAGATGAATCGGTCAAGAATATCCTATACGTACATTTTGTTATGGATGATAACCTGAGCCTCAGCGATGAGATCAAAGAAAGATACCGGAATACATACAGAGGGGTATTCTACAAACGTTACATTCTCGGCTTGTGGGCGATGGCAGAAGGTGTTATCTATGACATGTTCGACAACGAAAAACATGTGGAAGATCCGAATGAATTCCAAACAAAGCTGATAAATAGCAATAGATACGTTAGTAGCGATTATGGAACACAGAATGCCACAGTTTTCCTGCTGTGGAACAAAGGAACAGATGGCGTCTGGTACTGTACTAGAGAATACTATTACTCTGGACGAGACAAAGGAAGGCAAAAGACAGATGCAGAATATGCAAACGATTTGGAAAGCTGGCTAGATGGAACGGAGATCAAAGCTGTTATCGTCGATCCGGCAGCAGCTTCATTTATTGCCGAGCTGAGAAAAAGAGGATTTAGAGTAATAAAAGCAAAGAACGATGTAGAAGATGGTATCAGACTGGTGTCCACAAAGCTGAATTTGATTAAAATTATCTTTTCCAATGTTTGTCAAAACACGATCAAAGAGTTTGCATCTTACATTTGGGATGCAAAAGCCGCTGAACGAGGGGAAGATAAGCCGATAAAACAATATGACCATGCAATGGACGCAGTAAGATACTTCGTCTATACAATCTTTGGGGATAAACCTCGTTTAAATAGAAACCTGAAAGGAGGACTATAAAGTGTTATTTCGATTACCGTCAGAGGAAGAGCTGACGGATAACAAACTGAATGAATTCATAGCAAAACATAATGCAGAGTGCGCCTTTCGGTTCAAACATCTGAAAGATGCGTATGAAACAGACTACCAGATTTTTCACCAGAAGCCGAAGCCGGATTATAAACCAGACAATCGTATTGCTGTGAACTTTGCAAAATATATGGTGGATACATTTAACGGATATTTTATCGGGAATCCAATTAAGATATCTGTGGATGGTGATGCTGCAGACAACATCAAAAAATATGTGGAGCTCCTGGATCAATACAATGATCAGGACGATAACAATGCGGAGCTGTCGAAGATCTGTTGCATTTATGGCAAGGGATACGAGATGTATTACGTAGATGAACTGGGAAACATCGGGATTACATATCTGACACCGTTTGATGCTTTTATGATCTACGATGATTCGGTGTTGTGCAGGGAACAGTATTTCGTTCGACTGTACATAGATTCGAATGATGTACTGCATGGAAGCGTATCAGATGCGGAGAAGATACGTTGGTTTACCCAGAAGGGAAAGCTTATCTGGGAGAAAGAAGAAAAGATACATGGATTTGACGGGGTGCCGGCTACAGAGTATGCGGAGAACAAAGAGCGCACATGCATCTTTGAACCGGTAATGTCAATGATTGATGCTTATAACAAAGCAATCAGTGAGAAATCAAATGATGTAGATTATTTTGCGGATGCCTACATGAAGATACTTGGAACTATGCTTGGCAATGACGAGGTGGAGCACATCCGGGATAATCGTATTATTAACTTTGACGGAGATGCGAATCAGCTTATTGTAGACTTTTTAAATAAGCCAGATGGAGATACCACACAGGAACATTTGATTGATCGTCTAGAGAAATTAATATTCCAGATCGGTATGGTTGCGAATATCTCAGACGAGAACTTCGGTACAAGCTCTGGCATTGCCATGAAGTATAAGCTACAGGGAATGAGCAATCTGGCCAAGACAAAAGAACGAAAGTTTACATCCGGAATGAACCGGCGGTACAAGTTGATCTTTTCCAATCCAGTATCTGGAATGAAAGAAGATGACTGGGTGAAACTGCATTACCATTTCACCCCGAATATTCCATCGAATGTACTGGAAGAGAGTCAGATCGCCAGCAACTTGGATGGAATCGTATCACAAGAGACACAGCTTGGTGTACTGTCTGTCGTGGATAATGTGCAGAGTGAGATGGAAAAAATCGAGAGCGAACAGGAAAAAGCCAAGACAGATCCTGTTATGACACAAATGTTCGGAGGTGCAGGTGATGGCAAGCCAGGAGTACTGGAAGAACCGGGAAACGGAAGCAAAGAAACATAATATCATAGACGAAGAAGAGTATAACCGCCAGATTCAGGAAATCTATCAATCCATGATTGATGAAATCACAAAGGAAATAAATGGGTTCTATGCCAGATATGCAAAAAAAGAAGGCATTACGATGGCAGAAGCCAAAAAGCGCGCAGATAAGCTTGACATCGATGCCTATGCCAGAAAGGCAAAGAAGTACGTGGCAAAGAAAGATTTCTCGGATGAAGCGAATGAAGAGATGCGGATCTACAACCTGACTATGAAAGTGAATCGGCTAGAGCTCCTGAAGGCGAACATTGGCCTGGAGATGGTATCAGGCTTTGATGAGCTTCAAAAGTATTTCGATAAGAAACTGACAAAGAGAACACTGGATGAATTCCGGAGGCAGGCGGGGATCCTTGGAAAGAGTATTATGAAAAACGAAAAGTACGCTCATGCAATTGTGAATGCATCGTTCAAAAATGCCACATATTCAGACCGCATTTGGATGTATCATGGTATGCTCAAAGCAGAGTTGGAAGGACTGCTTGCATCCGGACTGATTAAAGGAGAGAATCCGCGTAAACTCGCTAGACATCTAACGAAGCGTTTTGGAGTATCAGCCTATAATGCTGAACGACTCATGGTAACAGAGCTTGCAAGAGTGCAGACAGAGGCTCAGAAGCAGTCTTTTATCCGTAACGGCTTTGATGAGTATGTGTATGTTGCATGCACAAAAGGCGATGTATGTCCGATTTGCAAAGGGCTGGACGATAAGCATTTCAAGGTAGATGATATGATGCCGGGAGAGAATGCTCCACCAATGCATCCGAACTGTCATTGCAGCACAGCCGCATATATGGATAATGAGGTTTATGAGGAATGGATAAACAGCTATCAGGAACACGGATTGAATTTCGAAGATTGGCAGTCTTCTATGGAATCTGAAAAATTGGTTGATAAATTAAGCAAATATGAAAAAGATTTCGAAAAACTGACAGAAGGATATTCTTATGATGAGTTTGTAAATGATTTTGGTAGTGTAGAAGAAGGCTTTGATGGTTCTGATGCTAATGAAATAAAGAAAGCAAAAGAAATTGCTGAAAAAATTGAGAAAATAAGGAAGAAACTTAATGATAAAGAAAAAAAGAATTATAAATCCAATGCCAAAGAAGATCCGATTGCGAAATTCGAATCATGTGGCATAAAGTTTAGAAACAATTCATCGACTGAGCTACCAGAGGAAATCATAAACAAATATGCGGACTTTGTTTCGGATTTTGAAGCCAAGCACGCAAGCTATTTTAATAAAAATAAAGTGCAACTAAATTCGATATCTGTCGTTGATGATTTAAAAGAAAATGGAAAAACGGCAGCAGGTGCGTATTATAGTAAATCAAGATCAATCAAACTTATGAAGAAATCTATTGAATCCAAACCAACATCGAAACTGATAACATATTCAAAATCGGATGACTATAAAATACATTTCTTTGCACATGAGTATGGCCACTATATAGCAGATAGCTTGAATAAAAACTTTTCAGTGGAGGATTATGATATTGTCCAAAGTAGTTTACTTAGGTATTTTGATGGAGACATATTTAAAGCAAAAACAAGTAATCTGATAGACGTTTTGGGATCATATGGAAGTAAAGATGCACGTGAAGCATTTGCAGAAGCATTTGCAGAGGCTTATACATGTAAGAACCCAAGAAAATTTGCAAAAATATTTAAAGAAGAGTTGGAAAAGACGTTAAAACGTAGCAGTTCCACCGGAAGACATCAGAGCTCTATTGCAAAAGGTAAAGGAAATGATATAATAAATTCAGGAGCTGTGAAAGGAGCTCTTACAGATAAGAATGATCCATTATATGTTAAAAGAGATGCACACGCTATTAAATATTATGAATCCGTGAGACGTAGCAAAAAGAACAATATGGTCAAGACCATTGCGAATAATACGGGAATATCGGAAAAGAACATTAACAAGGTATATGATCACGTATTTATAAAAGAACATGAACTATACGGTGGAAAGCGAAGATTCGATCCAGATTATGATATGGCGGAGTCGTTCAGAAGATTGCGTGAAGGAAAGAACATCCAAGAGCATGATTTGATAATGCTGAAGCATGAACGGTTGGAATACGAGTTGATGAATAAAAAACATATGAGTTATCAGGAAGCACACCGTTTGGCAGAGAAAAAATATAATTATCAAAAAGCTTTAAAAGAGTTCAAAAATAAAAATAATTTGTAGAAGGGAAGTGAACAGATGCTGCGACTTGAATTGATTGAAATTACAGAAGCGGATGTAAAATACAGATATTATCCGGAAGATTCAAAAGAATACGGTATTGTTATTTTTAGAAAAACAACAAGGGAAAGAGATATTGAAGAAAAAGCGGACGGATATGATACGAGCTATGCAGCACATGCGTTGAGACGTCTGGAAGAATATTGTGAAAAGAACACTTTCCCAAAAGAAGATATTGTAGCTTGGGGTTAATTACCACTGATCATAATGATTGGTGGTATTTTTATACTCATTTTTCTCAGAAAGGATAGATGCAATTTGATTGAAGTAACCGTCCGCAAGGATGAAATAAAGATATCCGGACATGCAAATTATGCTGTTTCCGGATCAGATATCGTCTGTGCCGGTGTAACAGCACTTGCACAGACACTGATCAAGTCCATAAAGGACCTGACAGACGATAAAATTGAATATGAGATATCTCCCGGAAGGGTGGATATAAAGTATGGGAATCTATCGGAGAAGTCAAAAACTCTGGTGGATTCCTTTTTCATTGGCATCTGCATGATCGCCGATGAGTTTCCGGAGTATGTCCGGATCATGTAACTTAATGTGACCGGGATGTCGTTAAACTACACATTCAAGATGCAACGACCTGGGCTTAAATGAATGGGGCGGGGCGGAAAGGATAGATAAGATGAAATACATGAATAATCACTGGAGAATTCCAATGAGCAACCTGCAGTTATTTACAGAGCCTGGAGGAGACGGCGGCGGATCCGAAGGAGGGGACGACGCTGGAGCTGGGGGAAATCCTGGAAATAACAACAACACAACAATGTCATTTGATGAGTTTTTGGCACTGGAAGGCAATCAGTCAGAGTTCGACCGGCGTGTCCAGAAGGCAGTTAATACGGCTGTGACAAATGCACAGACCAAATGGAAGACACTGACGGACGATAAAGTGTCAGAGGCTGAAAAGCTCGCTCAGATGACCAATGAAGAAAAGGCGAACTACCGGGCGAAGAAAGCAGAGGATGCTTTAGAAGAAATGAAGCGCCAGAACGCCAGATCAGACATGGCGAAAGAAGCACGTAAGATGCTGGCGGATGAGGATATCACTATTCCGGATGAATTAGTTATGAATCTAGTAGCAGAGGACGCAGATGGAACCAAGGCAGCAGTAGAAGCTTTTGCAACTATGTACAAGGAAGCGGTACAGAATGCAGTGAAAGATGCCTTAAAAGGAAAACCTCCAAAAGCCGGTAATGGTGGAGATAAACCACCGATGACAAAAGGACAGATCTTAGCAGTGAAGAATCCGTCGGAAAGACAGAAGCTGATTGCTGAGAATATTACATTATTTCAGTAAGAAAGGAAGTATGAAACATGCATGATATTAGAAGATTAGGTCTGCAGGTATTTGCAGCACCGAATAACCTGACAGGAGAAGCGCAGATCCATGTAGAAGCCAGAGAGATTGACTTTGTCACATCCTTCGGTAAGAACCTGAAGGCACTGTTAGATATTCTGGGAATTACCAGAATGATCAGGAAGGAAAACAATTCGGTATTAAAGACCAAAACGGTAAAAGGTGAACTGCAGTCAGGGGATGTTGGAGAAGGCGAAGAAATCCCGATGTCCAGATACACAGTAGAAGAAAAGCCTTTTGATACGATCAAGATTGAAAAATATCGTAAAGGCGTATCTCTTGAAGCCATTTTGGAAAAAGGTTATGAGACGGCAGTACAGGATACGGATGATGAGTTCAAGTCCGATCTGCAGAATGTAGTGACTGATAAATTCTACACACAGTTAAAAGCCGGATCTCTTACAGGACACGAAACAACTTGGCAGATGGCTGTTGCAATGGCAATCGGAAAGGTTGTGGCTAAGTTCCAGAAGATGAAGAGAACGGCAACCGGAGTAGCTGTTTGGGTAAATACTCTGGATGTGTACAAGTATCTCGGTGCAGCAGATATTACACTGCAGACAGCATTCGGCTTCAAGTATCTGACAAATTTCCTTGGAGCGGATGTGGTATTTGTTACTTCTGAGATCCCGCAGAATGTTGTAATTGCAACACCGCTCAACAACATGATTGCATATTATGTTGATCCGGGAGATTCAGAGTTTGCCAAAGCTGGACTTGGATTCACAACGGATTCAGAGACAGGGTTTATCGGATTCCACTCAGAAGGAACATACAACCGTATGATTTCGGATAACTACGCAATCATGGGCTTACGTCTGTTCTGCGAGTATCTGGATGCAATTGCTTACATCTCTGTAGGAGAAGCTGATACACAGACATTAGGAACGTTAAACGTAACGTCAGAGGCTGGATCAGAAGCAGGAACCACAAAGCTGACAGTGAAAGAGCAGTTAATGTCAATGAGAAACTGCTGGAAGTACAAAGATGCTGCAGCTGCAACAGCAGTAACTTACGGCATGGATGTTAAGAACTGGTCTAAGTGGGACGGTGAATCAGAGATTACTTCAACAGCAGGTCATCACATCACCTTAGTTGAGTGTGATCAGAACTACAAAGCTGTTCGTTCCGGTGATGTGACTGTAACGGTTAATCCGGGAGCATAGGAGGTAAAAAAAGTATGTATAAGGTAATCAAGCATTTTATTGATCTCCATGATAACGATCATTCCTATAACGAGGGAGATATCTTCCCTCGTGAAGGAGTAGATGTCAGCAAAGAAAGAATCGAGGAGCTGGCCGGCAGTAACAACAAACAGCACACTCCGCTGATCGAATTGGTAGAAAAGGATCAGGATAATGTGACCGATACAGATGTCGATGAAAAACCACCAGAAGCCGGAAAGAAGGAACCCGAAAATAAAGAGCCGGCAGAATAGGAGGATCGTATGATTGAAGATCTGAAAACCTTGTTGGGACTGCCGGAAGAAATAGACGGAGCCTTGGAAAATAAATTACTGCTGATTTTAAAGGCCACCAAGCAAAGACTGCGCTTTCTTCTCGGGGGGTTAGAGCCTCCGGAAGAGATGAATTATATCATTCTGGATGTGTCAATCATACGGTTCAACAGAATCGGTTCGGAAGGACTTTCCTCTCACAGTGTTGAGGGAGAAAGTCTTTCCTGGTCGGAAAATGATTTTGCAGGATATATGGATGACATCCGGGCATATCTGGATGATCAGAAAGAATCAAAGAAAGGTAAGGTGAGATTCCTATGAGATACGACACACCTATATACTTCCAGAAACTCACCCCTGGAGAGTATGATCCGGCTACCGGTAATTACGGGGAAGATGCGATATCAGAAGATATAAAGTCTGCATCAGTCATGGATACCGGTACGAATACGATGATGCTTGTCTATTCCGGAATTAAGGAAGGCAGCCTTACCATTCACCTGCAGAATCATTACGACCGGCCATTTGACAGGATTCGCGTAGGAAATAAAACATACGGTGTAGATTTCAGCAGGAAGCTTCGGACGAAGCAGGTATATGTTGTGTCGGAGGTGATGTGATGGGAGTAAAGCTGATTGGTTTTGAAAAGTTGGAGGCTAAACTGACTAAAAACATGGATTTATCGAAAGTCAAAGCAACTGTGAAAAAAAACGGTGCACAGTTGCAGAAAACGGCACAAAAGAATGCACCAATTGATACAGGAAATTTGAGACAAAAAATTGCTTTGGAAATTACAGATGGTGGGAAAACGGCAGAAGTCGAGTCAACAGCAGAGTATGGGGCGTATGTAGAATTGGGTACAAGATTTATGAAGGCTCAACCGTATTTAAAGCCTGCATTTGAAGAACAGAAGGAAAAGTTCAAGGCAGATATGAAGGAGCTTGTGAGGTGATAAGATGGATCCACAGCAGGAATTGTTCAGCGCCGTTTTGATGGCATTGAAAGAAAAATATAAGGATACGGGAGTTGGTGTGTATGACACGGTTTTACCGCCGGAGGACACGCCGTATCCATTTATTTATCTGGCAGATTGCTCTGAGAGTGATCAGGCTACAAAGAATGAGATTATCGGCGAGACTAATCTAACGTTGAAAGTCTGGCATGATAATATACGGCAGAGAGGAACGGTATCTGGTATCTTAGCAGATATCAAAAACATCTGCAGGTCTATCGAACATACAGCGCACTATGCCTGGAATATGCAGAGACCGACACAAAGAATTACGCCGGATAATACAACGAAACAGCCGCTTCTTATGGGAATTTTGGGAGTGGGATATAAATTTAGTTAGGAGATGACAATAGTGAAGAACGGAAAGTTATTTGGACTGCAGTTATTTGCAGAAGCAGTAGCAGGCAAAAAGATCGTATATCTGTACCGCATCCTGAGCACCAAGAAAGATCATGATGCAACAGCACTTGCGTTCACAACAGAGAATGAACGTACAAAGTCGAAGGACGCTGATTCGACAGTGACAAAAGACGGCACAGTACGTACACCGGGAGCAGCAGAAGGAGAAATCACAGCATCAAGCCTTTTAAAAAAAGGAGATAAGTTCATCGATGAGCTGGAAGCAGCACTCGATGATGACGAAAAGATGGAGATCTGGGAAGTAAACTTAGCAGAGCCGCAGGCAAGCTCGACTGATAAATTTAAGGCAAAATACTTCCAGGGATATCTTACGGAAATCGATAAGACATCCAATGCAGAGGATAATGTTGAGTTATCATTGACATTTGGACTGGAAGGAAAAGGCGTAGATGGCTATGCAACGGTTACTGCAGAACAGCAGGAAGTAGCAGCATATGTATTTGCAGATACTCAGAAGACAGGAGCTTAAGAGGGCGAGAAGAATCGTCCTCTTTTTGATGTGCGACATCGCACAGAAGGGAGATAAAACAATATGATGGAACTTACTATCAACGGAACAGTATATCAGTTTAAATTCGGAATGGGATTCTTAAGAGAAGCAAATAAGATTACTGTAGTTCCGGTTCAGGGAATGCCGGGAACAACAAAAGAAATAGGAGCAAGGTATCTGATCGCTAGTGTTGTGGTTGACCAGGAACCGAACGCGCTGGTAGATCTGTTAGATTTGGCAAATAAGGGAGAGAATCCAAGAGTAACAAAGGCAATGTTAGATTCTTACATTGATTCGGAAGAGGTAGACATCGATGAACTCATGGAGAAAACAAAAGATTTTTTATCGAAAACAAATGCTACCAAGAAAGCAGTGAAAGAGATCTTGAAAGAGTACGAGGAACAGATGGCGAAGAAGAAGACTCAGGAGCAGTAGAAGAGGAAGACCTATATACAACCGTAGCAAGGAATTGCTTCCGTTATTTTGGCTTCACATCATTTAAACAGGTAGATCAGCTGGCATTGGCGGAATATGAACTTATGATGGAAGCTTTAGAACTTCGGATGCTTGACGAAAGTTTACATGAACATCGTCAGGCATTTTTAAATTTTGCGGTAAAGGCAGAAAAGAAAGCCGGCAAAGGCAAGACCAAACCAGTTTACAAGAGATTCCGGCAGTTTTTTGATTTCGATAAAGAACTGAAAAAAATGAAGAATCGAAGGAAACCATCCAGATTTGCCGGAATAACCAAACTACTGGATAGAGAGGAGTGAGAGGATGGCAGAATCGTATAGTGTAAAAGCAATATTATCAGCGCAGGACAAAAACTTTTCATCCATTATGAAATCATGCCAGGGATATGCAAATAATCTGAAAACCACTCTCACCGGCGGTCTTGGATTTGGTGCAATGGCTGCAATCGGTGGAAAGGCGATGTCGCTGGTGACAAATTCAGTCAGTGATTTGTCGAAAGAGACGATAGAAACATCGGATTCCATGTATAAGTTACAGGCAGCTATGAGATTTTCCGGGTATTCCGAAGCGGAAATACAGAGAATAGCCGGAGCAACAGGTACATTAAAAACATATGCAGATAAAACAGTATTCTCCCTGCAGGATGTTATGAGTACATTTGGCTCACTTTCGGCGAATGGAATCAAAGACGCAGACAAGTTGACGGAAGCGGTCGGTAATGCAGTTGCTGTATTTGGCGGAGGTGCAAAGGAATATTCCTCGGTAGCACTTGCGTTTTCACAGGCAATGTCGGCAGGAGCTTTACATGCTCAGGATTGGAACCAGATCATTAATGCCAGTCCGCAGCTTGCTGGAGGCTTACGGAAAGAGTTGATTAAGCTGAATCCAACATTAGGGAACGACTTCAAAGGAGCAATGGAAAAGGGTGCAATTACCGCAGACATGCTCGGACAGGCTATCAATAACATTGGTATGACCGACATGGCGAAAGAAGCAGCTACATCCGTAACCACATTTGAAGGCGCTATGGGTAACTTGGAAGCATCTGCAGTAAGCGGAATGATGAAGCTTTATGATACTTTCGCAAAGCCTAAAGTGATTGATGCAATCAATGGGATGACCGGTAAGGTGGAGACTGGATTTGACAAGCTGTCTACGGGTATCCCGAAAGCAATCGAGATTATATCGCCATACTGGGACGTCTTTAAAGACGATGCGGTGAAAGTGGGAAAAGCCTTTGGAGAAGCAGCCGAATCAATCGTTGGAGAAGTGGAAAATCTTACGGGTGCATTTGGGAAAAAAGAAAGCGTAGAAAACTTTTCGGATTCTCTCGGGACTGCAACAGATGCATTGACTACATTTGCGGATTTTCTAAAAGATCATGATAAAGAAGTGGCAAAAGCGATTACACTGTTACCGAAATTATATGTTGCTTTTAAAGGCTTTAAAATAGTCAGTGCAGTTGCCCCTGGTGTCAAAACTTTTGCGGGCGCAATTGTAAGCATGACAGGAAAAGGAATAGCGACACTGGCAGGTAAGTTATTTGGCGTAGCAGCGGGTGAAAAAGCGGTAGGCACTGCAAGTAAAGAATCATCAGGGACTATCGTAGAATCAGCAAAAGCATTTGTAGCGATCGGAGCAGGAGTAGCATTGATTGCAGCAGGATTTTCCCTTTTGGCATATTCAGCCGTGCAAATCGCACAAGCTGGACCACTGGCAGCAGGAGTACTGATCGGCATGACGGTTGCAGTGGCAGGCTTAATGGTTGTTGCCAAAAATGTGGCGCCGGCTATGACGGCCGGAGCAACCGGATTCATTGCCTTTGGTGCAGCTGTCCTGATAGCGGCAGCAGGGATTGCTGTATTATCACTGGCGGCTGTTAATCTGGCGAATGCGGGACCGCTTGCTATAGGCTGTATGGTTGGTATGGTTGCGGCAATTGCCGGACTTGCCCTTGGCGCAGCAGCACTAGGACCAGCATTGACAGCCGGAGCAGTAGGTCTCGTTGCCTTTGGTGTAGCTATATTACTGGTTTCAACCGGAGCACTGCTGGCAAGTGTTGGGCTTGCCATAGTAGCAGGTGTGCTTCCGACCATTGTGCAATATGGAATTCAGGGAGCGGCTTGCATCGCAACCCTCGGAGCAGGCATGATCGTATTTGGCGCTGGGGCTGCAGTAGCCGGAGCGGGATGCATTGTCCTTGGTGCCGGACTTGTAGTGGTAGGTGCCGGACTTACGGTGGTTGGTGCAGCTGTCCTGATAGCGGCAGCGGGTGTGTTGCTTCTGGCAGCGGGAACACTGGCCCTTGGCGCCGGTCTTACGGTAGCTGGGGCAGGACTTCTGTTGATGGGAGCTGCATTCCCTGCTGTATCATCCGGAGCTTTAGCAACGGTAGGGGCACTGACAGCCTTAACAGCATTATCATTAGGTCTTGCGGCCGGAATGGGAGCATCGGCTGTTGTAGTGGTAGCATTTGGAGCTGCTATGGCAGGCGGCACAGTTGGCACCCTTGCAATGGTGGTAGCATTAAAGTCTGTTAATTCAAGTATGAAATCAATTGCCGGCAATGCCAAAAGCGCTCAAAGCTCGCTCACAGGTATGCGTGCCAGTGTAAATGTGGTAAATTCCGGACTGAATGCATTGGGAAGTGGAGCAAAGTCAGCAGTTAATACATTGGTAAGACAATTTTCAAACGCAGAAGGAAAAGCAAGAAGCTCCGGGAATGCTGTTGGAAATAACTTCAATAACGGAGTACGCAATGGAATGAACAGAGCGGTATCCACAGCAAGATCCATGTCTGCATCCACGGTATCAGCGATGCGATCAGCCGGATCCGGTTCATACAGTTGCGGTGTATATATAGGGGCAGGCCTTGCAAATGGTATGGCAAGTCAGGTTGGGCGTGTAAGATCTGTTGCGGCACAATTGGCAGCTGCAGCAGAGGCGGCAATTCGGGCGAAAGCACAAATTCACAGTCCGTCAAAAGTAACAGATAAGCTTGGCGGCTATTTCGGTGAAGGATGGGTAAATGGAATTTCTGATAGGGTCACAGATGCGAAAAAGGCAGCATGGAAACTGGTAGACATTCCGGATTTAGTTCCTGTTCCGGAAATT